TAGCAGGTACAGGTATTATGGCTAATAGTTTAGTCAGAGCTGCTGGAGTCGGTGCTGTATCTGATTTAGTATCTAAAGAATCAGATGGTCATAATGCTCTGGGTATGCTTAGAGATCGTTATGGTCTGATTGATACACCTTTAAGTACTAAAGATACAGATCATCCTATTTGGATGAAGTTTAAGAATATAGTTGAAGGTTTAGGTATTGGTATTATTTTTGATTCAGCTACTTTATTATTAGGTAAAGGTACTAAAGCTGTCAAGACTCAAGTAGCTAATAGACAAAAAAGTGTAGACTTACAAACAAACAGAAAAGGAGTACAAGAGTTAAGACGTAATGAATTCGGATTCCGTGGTAGTAAAAACAAAACTGTAGCTGATTCACATCAGGCTGCTCATATATCACAAGATGATCCTTTTATAGTTTGGGAACAACAGAAAAGGATAAGAAATGAATGGGGAGCTGAAGACGGATCAACAGCTTCTGTTACTACACCTATACAGAGAGAACGTATAGGTAGAGAAGCTGACATCAGTGAAGAAATGGTAGAGGATATACTGCAAAAATACACATCTAATGCAAAATATCAAAAGATTGTAGCAGATGTTAAAGCTAGTAGACAGAGATTAGTTGATGTCTTTGGTGATTCTATAGCAGC